TGGCATGGGACGAATCGACCCGGCTCCGGCTGGAGGACCCGAACAAGATGACCGCCGGGGGCTCGACACGCACGCTCCCAGCTGAGGGCGGGCCGTGGCGTCGGGGACCAGAGGACGTGTGGCATGTCGGTCCGCCGCCGGCCGGCGAGGCCGTCGAGATCCTTGACGCCGATGAGGACGTGGCCAGCGGTGTGGTCGAGGTTCAGGCCGAGCCGCTCGATGAGGTCATCACCGAGCTCCCACGGCTCGACCTGGTGAAACTCGACGTCGAGGGCGCCGACCTCCACGCGCTGCGCGGCATGGCCAAGCTGCTCGCGACCCATCGACCGGTCCTGTTCATCGAGTGCCACGACTACTGCGGCTACTACACCCGGGCCGAGCTCGAACAGACCCTGACCGAGCTGGGCTACACCTGGACGACCGCGGTCACCTACCAGAGCCTGTGGTCCCCGGACGGCATCCTCGATGAGCCAGTGGCCGCGGACTATCTACGCTGTCTACCTGTGGGGGACATCGACCAGAAGTACAGCCGGATCGGCCGGGAAGCGGTCGTCGAGCAAGGGGCCTCGCAGCTGCCCGACGAGCTGGCCGAGGCCCTCGCCGTGGTCGCCGGCATCGACCCCAAGGTCATCCTGGAGGTCGGGTGCGACCTCGGTGGCACGCTGTACGCCTGGCGGGAAGCGTTCCCCGAAGCGGCCGTGCTGGGCATCACGCTGGCCGATAACAGCTACGCGACCGGTGGGTCCGGAGACCACGTCGACCGCAGCCTCGACACCCACGGGGCGACCGTCCGGATCGGCGACTCCCACGACCCCCAGACCCGGCGATGGGTGGTCGAGGCGCTCGGCGAGCGGCCCATCGATGTGCTCGTGCTCGATGGCGATCACTCCCGCGGTGGGCTGTATTCCGACCTCGGGGACTACGGGCCGCTCGTGCGGCCCGGTGGCCTGATCCTGCTGCATGACATCGCCAGCCTCGGCGACCCCCGGACCGAGGTGCACCAGGTCTGGCCCGAGCTCGCCGACCGCTACGAGACCAGCGAGATTCGCTCACCGATCCGGCACTACGGCTGGGGCATCATCCATGTCGGACCCGACGGCTGGCCGTCCACCACCACTGAGGCGACGTGACGCTCGCGACCCAAGTCGATGTGGAGGCCTCGCTCATGCGGGGCCTCACTGACACCGAGGCCAGCTACATCACCGAGCTACTCACCCGCGCCGATGGGCTCATCGCCGGCGAACTGCCCTACGTCAGCTTCTCCGGCACCGCCCGGTCGACCGCCACGATCCCGGGCTCGGACTCGTTCGAGGTCTGGCTGCCCGGCCGCCTGGTGACCGACGTCGTCAGCGTCGTACTCGATGGCGGCACGCTCGCCTACGGAACCGACTACGACTGGTCCGAGTTCGGTGACCTTGCCCGCACCTCCGGGAACAAGATCTGGCCGCGCACCTCGACGATCGACGTCGTGTGGGATTGGGGCATGGAGTCCCCGACACGGGACATCGTCACCGTCGCCGCCGACATGGTCGCCGCCGCCATCGGCAACCCCGACGGCAAGCGACAGGAGACCATCGGCCAGTACAGCTACACCCTCGCCGAGGCATCCGCCCGCCTGACGCTGCGCGACGACCAGCGCCGCATCTTGAACCGCTACCGGTTCCCGCGGTGACCTGATGCTGCCGGCCCACCTCCAACCCCACCGGGTGGTTGTGGTCCACCCAGCCGCTACGACGGACCCGGTCGCCGGCACGGTCTGGGACTACGGCAGCTCAGCGACCCGGAGCACCGTGGACGGATGGATGCAGGAGGACCAGGCAACCGAGACGTTCGCCGACGGCCGCGACGTCATGGGTCAGCGCTGGACACTCCTGACAAACTCCCTCACCATCGATGCGAACGACCGGATCGAGTGGGACGGGCACCCCGCGGGCTCCCAGGTGTTCACGGTCGATGGTCCACCCGCCCCGGTTCCCACACCACGTGGCCACCACCACCTGGAGGCGAGGCTACGGAAGGTCGAGGGCTGACATGGCCAACAACGTGCGGATCAAGATCATCCCCGGCGCCATCGATCGCCTGCTCAAGGAACCAGGCGTGCAGGCCGACCTCCGGCGCCGCGGCGAAGCGATCGCCGCTCGGGCCGGACCCGGCCACACCGTCGACCTCAACATCGAGTCACGCCGGGCCAGCGTGATCGTCGTCACCACCTCGTTCGAGGCGATGCAGGCCGAGGCCTCGCACCGCAACCTCACCCGAGCGGTCGAGGCCGGACGTGGCTGACCTCGCCGGCTCGCTGATCGTCTGGCTCCGGCCACTCATCGCCCCCACGGCGATCGCTGGCCGGGTGCCCCGCGACCTACCGGACGAGTTCGTGCTCCTCCGCCGTATCGGTGGACCGTGGGACTGGCCGGTTACCGACGTCCCCACCATCGGGGTCGAGTGCTGGGGTCCGACCGAGACCGCGGCCTACGACCTCTGCCACGACGTGCGGGCCCGGATCCACGGCCTCCAGGGCGGCACCGTGAACTCGATCGCCATCTACCGGGTCGAGGAGTTCGCCGGCCCCGCTCTGCTCCCCGACCCCAACCACGAGAACAAGCCGCGGTTCGTCGCCACGTACTCGATCCGCCACCGGGAGAACCTCGCCGTTCCAACGTGAGTCACTGTCTCACCTGGGACCTGGGGGCTACGCTCCGGCTGCGAGTCCCTAGCGAGCAGAGGAGCGAGACATGGTTCTTTCCGCCAGCCTTGTCGAGGTCGCAGCGACCGGCGCCATCTACATGAGCACCATCGGCGCCGTCGCACCAACCAACGCAACCGCCGCGTGGTCCACCGCCTGGAAAGACCTGGGCTACATGAACGAGGACGGGTTCACTGAGGACCCCAGCCTCGATAGCGAGGAGATCAAGGCCTGGCAGAACGGGGCGATCGTCCGCAAGGTGATCACCGGCTCTGGCCTGGACTTCTCGTTTACCGCCATCGAGACCAACCTCAAGACGCTCGAGCTGTTCTACCCCGGCTCGACCCTGGAGGCCGTCGCTGGCCCGCCCGTCGAGACCAAGGTCACCGTCAAGGTCCCCACCGCGGTGGACAAGGCGTTCGGGTTCGACGTCCTCGATGGCACCACCCGGATGCGGATCGTCGTGCCGTCGGCGCGGCTGTCCGACCGCGGCGAGGTCAACTACGTCAACGGGGCGCCGATCGCCTACCCGTTCACCGTGTCGGTGACCCCCGACTCGGCGGACGTCCTCTGCCTCAAGTACCTCAACCCGCAGCTGGCCCTCTAGGCCATGGCCGGCACCAACGGGGCTACCAAGCCCAGCACCGAGATGCTCGACCTCGATGCCCTGGAGCGGGACCAGAGCGTCGAACCGCTGTCGTTCCGGCTCGGGGGCCAGGTCTTCACGATGGCGCACCCCAGCGACCTCGACTGGCACCATCAGACCACCTTCGATGGGGGCGACTTGGGCGCGATCATGCCTCTACTGCTGGGCGACCAGTACGAGGCCTTCGCCAAGCACGACCTCCCGGGATGGAAGCTCGATGCGCTGATGATCGCCTGGGGGAAGCACGTAGGTATCGACATGGGGGAATTGGAGGCCTCGTCGGCATTCTCCGTACCTACGGTGAAGCCGTCGAGGCGGACCTCAGGCGGTACTACCAAGTCCGGCTCTCGGACCTCGCGGCGGGGTCGCTGAGCTGGCGCGAGCTACGCGTGCTGCTCCGCCACCTCCCCCCTGAGTCGGCGACCGCGATGGCCGTCAACGGCGACCGAGAACCTCCCTGGACAAGGCTTGAGCACCTCCTGGCCGGAGTGTTCGACTCGCTCCAGATGCTGGCGTGGCAGAACGCCAACCAGGGCAAGAAGTCACCGTCACGCCGGCCAAGGCCGCTGCCCCGGCCGGGTGTCGAGCAGCCCGGTCAGCACTGGGGTACGGCCCGGCCTCTGTCCGAGGTCAAGGCCGCGCTCGCCTCAAGCCGGCCTGGAGCGGGCTAGATGCCGGTCGAGCTCGCCGTCGCGTATGTGTCGCTGGTCCCTTCGGCGAAGGGGATCACGTCGGCGATCTCCAAAGAGCTGAGCGGCCCGACCAGCAAGATCGCGGCTGAGGCCGGGTCCAAGGCGTCGGCCTCGTTCAGCGAGAAGTTCGCGTCCGGGCTGTCCAAGGCCGGCCAAGGCATATCCAAGGCCGGGGACAAGCTGTCGCTCGCCGTGACCGCGCCGCTCGCGTTGCTCGCGGTCAAGGCGACCGACGCGGCGTCGGACCTAAACGAGTCGGTCAACGCCACGAACGTCGTCTTCGGGAAGTCAGGACAGGTGATCGACCAGTGGGCCGCCAAGTCGGCTACCTCGTTCGGTCTGTCGGCCCGAGCCTTCCGGGAGGCGGTCACCCCGATGGGTGCCTCCCTACAGAACCTGGGGCTGGCCCAGGCCGACGCCGCCGACTGGTCGGTCAAGCTCGCTGGCCGGGCGTCGGACATGGCGTCGGTGTTCAACACCAACGTGTCCGACGCCCTAGAGGCGATCAACGCCGGGCTGAGGGGCGAGGCCGACCCGCTCGAACGCTACGGCGTCGGGCTCAGCGAGGCCGCGGTGCAGGGCGAGGCGATGCGTCTGGGCCTAGGGAAGATGACCGCGGACCTGGGCAAGGTCGAGGCCGCTCAGCTCAAGGTCGAGCGGGCCCAGCGGACCGCCGCGGAGGCGGCCCGCAAGCATGGGGCCTCATCGCTTGAGGCGCGGGAAGCGAACAACCGGCTGGCAGCCGCCCAGGCCAACCTGGAGAAGGCGACCGCGGGTGGGACGGCCGAGCTGAGTGCCCAGGACAAGGCCCAGGCCCGGCTGTCGCTGATCATGCGGCAGACCGAGAAGATTTCGGGCGACTTCGCCAACACCTCGAACCAGGCCGCCAACGCGCAGCGCATCGAGGCCGCCCGCGCCGAGGACGCCGCCGCCGCCTTCGGCCAGCAGCTGCTCCCCATCAAGCAGAAGCTCATCCGGGTGGCCGGTCAGCTCCTCGATGGGTTCAACAACCTCTCGGAAGGCCAGAAGGACCTCATTGTCAAGGCTGGGCTCGTCGCCGCGGCACTGGGCCCGGTTCTGTCGGTGACGGGCCGGCTGACCCGGGCGTTCTCTGGGGCCGTCAAGGCCGGTGGCGCCGTGGCCAAGTTCTCCTCTGGGGTCATCAAGGGGATGCGCGGCGTTTCGACCGCGGCCGATGGCGCGAGCACCAGCGTGGCCCGCAGCTTCGGCAGGATGGTCGGCAACGCCATCCGGGCCACCGCCACGATCGTCAAGCAGATCGCCATCCAAGTCGCCCGCTGGGTGTGGATGGGCATCCAAGCCCTGCTGAACGCCGCGAAGGTCGCGCTCGCGTGGGTGATCTCGCTGGGCCCGATCACCCTGGTGGTCGCCGCCGTGGCGGCCGCTGCGATCCTCATCATCAAGCACTGGGACAAGATCAAGGCCTTTGTGACCGCCGCGGTCGGGGCCGTGGTCAACTTCGTGAAGGCCCACTGGCCCATCCTGCTGGCGATCCTCACCGGACCCATCGGGCTGGCGACCCTGGCCATCATCAGGAACTGGGACAAGATCAAGGCTGCGGCGTCCGCGGTCGTCAACTGGGTTGTGGGCCGGTTCCTCCAGATCGTGCAGTTCTTCGCCGGGCTGCCGGGCCGCATCCTGGCTGCCGTCGGCAACGTGGCGCGCCTGCTCGCCAGCAAGGGTCACGACATCGTCAACGGGCTCATCAACGGCGTGAAAGAGAAGGCCACCGAGCTGGCGAACTGGCTGCGAGGCCTGGGCAGCAAGATCCTCGGCTGGGTCGGTGACCTCGGTCGCCTGCTCTACAAGGCTGGCCGCTCCGTGATCCGCGGGTTCGTCGATGGCCTCAAGTCGATGTTCGGTGAGGTGAAGGACAGCCTCGGTGACCTCACCGGCAAGCTCGCCAGTTTCAAGGGCCCGGTCGTGGTCGACCGGCGAATCCTGTTCGGGTCCGGGCAGCTGGTCATGGAGGGATTCATGCGGGGCATCGACTCCCAGCTCGGGCCGCTCCGCGACCAGCTCGGCGGCATCACTGGGTCGCTCAGCGCCGACGTCGGGGTCCGGAACACCACGGTGATGCCGATCCCCGCTGGGCTGCCGGGCGCTGCCCCCATCGTGAACCTCTACCCGCAGGGGTCCGTACTCGCCGAGCGCGACGTCGAGCGGATCGTTCAGGCCGGCATCGACCGGGGCCGCATCCACATGCGAGGCACGTCGTGAGCGTCATTGTCCTGAACCAGGGTGAGTCAGCGATCCTGCAGAACGGCGTCACCGGGGTGGCCTACGACCTGCGCCTCTACAAGAACGACGTTAAGAGCGGGCGGACACCGGCCGAGATCGATGCCCTGACCGAGGCCGATTTCACGCAGGCCAACTTCACCGGGTACGCCGCGGCCGCGATCGCCACAGGTGCCTGGTCGATCCTCGCCGGCAACCCGACCAAGGCCACGAACGTCGAGAAGACGTTCACGAGCTCGGCCAACCAGACGGCCCAGAGCATCTGGGGCTACTACGTCACCCGCACGAGCGACGCCAAGGCGATCTGGTTCGAGCAGTTCCCGGGCCCGGTCGTGATCGAGTTCATCAACGACGCCATCAAGGCCACACCGGCGATCACGCTGGACGACTCGGAGGGTAGTGGCTTGGAGATCGGAGACATCATCCCCACCGCCCGCGCCACCGCGGCAGCGGGCCGGCTTCTGTGCGACGGCTCGGCCGTCTCCCGCTCGACCTACGCCGCGCTGTTCGCGGCGATCGGCACGGCGTACGGCGCCGGCAACGGGTCGACGACCTTCAATGTGCCAGACCTCCGGCAGCGCTTCCCGATGGGTAAGGCCGCCTCGGGGACAGGCGCCACCCTCGGCGGCACGGGCGGCACCGTCGACCACGTCCACAACCTCGACACCGCGACCTCTCACGCCAAGATGGGCTCGACCGCGTCGGGCGGCACCAGCCCCCAGATCCAACGCAAGAGCGTGACGACGTTCACCGCGAACATCCAAGCCTCGGGCGGGTGGAACGCCGCTGCCGGAGGCGGCACACCATCGCTCGGTGTCGCTCTGGGCGGGAACAGCGGCACCGCTAACCCGCCCTTCCAGACCGTCAACTACGAGATCGTCGCCCAGTAGTGGCCACGACCACCACCGCTCACGTCTCCGGCGGCATCGGGATCGGCGGCAGCGCGGTCGTGACGTTCACCCACGGCACAGGTCAGGCCCCCAGCAATGTGGTCCTCGAGGTCGACCTCGACAACGACGGCGATTTCGATGAGACCGAGGAGAACCTCCTCAGCTTCGGTGACGACGTCCTCCAGGGCCTGGAGTCCGTTACCGGCCGGGACCTCTCACGACCCGACTCGCACGCCGAGGCCGGCCGCCTACGTGCCACGCTCCTCAACGAGGACGACCTGTTCTCGCGGTTCAACACCGCCAGTCCCCTGAACCAGGACCCCTACTCGCTCAAGCCCGGCCGCAAGGTCCGCATCCGCACCACCGAGTCAACGCCCGACGACCCAGTACTCCTCGCCCGGGACCGGTTCGCTCGACCCGACGGTGACCTCGGCATCGCCGAGACCGGGCAGGCATGGACCAACCAGCTGGGCGAGTTCACGATCGTCAACGGGCTCGCCGAGGCCGGCGCCCTGTTCTTCTCCGACATCACCTCGACCATCGACGTCGGACAGACCAGCTACTACGTCCAGGCCACACTCCGCCGGTTCGCGCCCGACGCGACCCTCCGCTACCTGGGCCTCATGATCCACTGGACCGACGCGAACAACAACATCGCGGTGTTCTACAGCGTCGACACCCGCACGGTCATCATCTCGCAGTTCAATGCAGGGGTCGCCACCCAGCTCGATGAGTCGGACCCGTTCGCGCCGTGGGAGGGGATGCCGATCGGTGTCGGTGTGGTCGGGACCACGGTCACCGCCTACATCGGCGGGTCTCCGGTTGCCTCGGGCACGTCCACGGTC